ATATGTTTATTCGGACGGTTCTCCTGGCGCAGGGCAAACATACACGGCCACGCTCAGGAAAACGATAGCATACACCGCTATTACCTGCCAAATCGTAGCAGGGTCAAATGCCGCGAACGATACAACACATAGCGTTTCGTTCAACGCCGGGGATAGATGGGCTATTATGATTGTTTCAAGCGCTACCGCCGTCACAACCTCCATAGCATTTTCCTTCGAAATTGATCTCATATAATGGCAACCACCACCAGACGCGAAATATAGGAGAGTTATGAACACAGTCTTTGTAAACCGCATCAATAATGTCGACCCGAAAAAATACATGGAAGACGCCAAAACTTACGGTATCAGCGAACTGGTGTACGTCGTCTGCGAAGAGACTAACACACGCATGAACCTCAAGGCCGCTGACGAATACTCGGATAAGTGGATTACAAAACCGATGGAGCTCGCGCCCGCTGGCCTGACTGTCGGCATGGCTCACAAGATCGGCAATAAGATCGCGTCGGCTACTCAGGCGCGCGCATTCGCTGACCGCGCAGCCGAACATGCAAGCCATAGCCACATGGGGGCGCTGTATGCTATGTTCTCACCCGCGTCAACTGTGTCGGCCGGCGGCGGGGATGCTTACGTAAAGTACATCCGTGATCATTTCCCTAAGCTAAAGCTTGTGTACGTTGGCCCCGGCAGCATTCCATGCGCTGGTGCGCAGGCCGTCATTGAGGCGTCCGACAAGATGATCTTATCGACCGCTCTGGATTGGAACGGTGCGTATCACGGCTCGTTCGTAGCTCACCAGAATATGAACAAGGTTGCAAAGATTGCCCCGATGATCTGCCTACGGTCTGCGACTGAATTCGGATACACCGCCCCGGCGAAAAAGAAGCACGCCGCGCAGGCGATTGAGTTCTACAAGGCAGCCATGCGCAGCGACTGCTGGACGGTCGGAATCTGGAACCACGAAATGATTGCGTACGTAGATAAGCTCATGCTGTCGCTGATTTGGACGCGCGAGACCGCGCCGGTTGTAATCGAACCAATTCAGGTTGATGATGTAGAGACTGTGACCATGCAGGACATCACCGATCCAGAAGAACAGCACAAGTACCTATGGGCCGACTTTTTGAAGCGTAACGGAATATCGCAATAGTGGCAATGTCAGCCGGCTCATACCCGCATGACGTACCCCCATATATGGCGGTTGTAATGCTGGCCTGAATGATATATACTGAATGGGGCTGACATACGGTCAGTTTCATTTATGAATGGAGGGCATGCAATGGATAACGATCATACGTATTGGTATTTACCAGAGTTTATTGATGCGTTCAAAAAGCAGTTGGTAGACGATGAGAAACGATGGGGCTTTACGTGGCTGAGTAGAACTCGCAAGGGTCAGGAAGAACGAACCATCAAAAGCATCAACGGCAAATTCGACAAGTATTTGATTGCTGGTCAGCCTATCGAGTGGCTGAAAATTATCGGTGATTGCTTTATTTGTTGGGTGCGCGAAAACCACAAAGAGAGATGGCCGGAATGACAGATTATCCGATCATCATCGACCTGTGGGAAGAGAACGCAAAATTTGATGAACAAACAGCGAAAGACGCTGGTATTCTCGGAGTTGTCATCCGACTAAACGATATGGGCGGCGGCCATCACATCGACACGAACGCACACAACCAATGGAATCAGTCGTCAATCTTCCCTGTTCGGGCGTGGTACTTCGTGTACAACCCGTGGGTGAAGGGGGCAGTCAACGCTAAGTGGTTCCTTGACAACTTCCTTGTATGCGACGGTAAAACTATGTTCCTTGACGTAGAGGTAAAGAAAACTGGCTATTCGTCTAAGGAATATGCCAACCAGGTAGAGGACTGCATCCGCATCCTGAAAGAATCCGGGTGGAAAGTGGTTATCTATACCGGTTCGTGGTTCCTGTCTTATCTAAACCGCTGGCCGAAAGACGTTGATTATTGGTGGGCGCGATACCCTGACGCGGCAAAACCGACAGCGAACACATGGCCTGAGTTGGTGCAAAAAGTTCGGGCGCTGAACTGGACGCCAGACCTTATCAACGGAAAAAATGTTTCACCTGGCGAAGTAAAACTATGGCAGGTGTCCGATAAGTGGTCGCCTCCTGGATGCTACGGCCACGCCATTGATGCGAATATCTTCAATGGGACTGAACAAGAATGTTTGAGCTTCTTCGGTGTGTCTCAAAACACTCCCATTCCAGAGCCGACGATAGAGCATTGGTACGATGGCATGTCAGACCACGATATATTGATGGACTTGCTCACCGGGGTACATAATTTATGAGGACATTATGGGTATCTGAGAGCGACACACACGGCGGCAACAAATTCGGGCTTATGAACCCAGCAGTAGAATTGGACGAAATTGACGTAGGGGAAGATGGAGAAGAAGAGGTAGTAGGAACGTACACACCAACATTGACACAGGCGCAAAAGGAACTATGGGCGCTGCGAGAAACAAACATGACCACGCTCCAATCCATCGCGGCCAACTACGATAAGGTTATTTATAGCCATAACGGTGACGTAACACAGGGTATAAAGCACCCGGCGGCTCTGGTGTCCACCAGGCAAGCGGATCAAATCAGCATAGCGGTCAGCAACATGGTTCCGTTGATGGAACTGCCAGAGACAAAAACCGTCAGGTTCGCGTCCGGTACGGAAGCACATAATTTTGGTCAGGCAACGTCTGATATACTTGTAGAAAAGCTATTGTCGGCAATGTATCCTGAGAAGAATATCAAGGTAAGAAATCACGGCTTTGCAACTCTCGAAGATGGATTTACGGTTGACTACGGACACCACGGCCCGCATCCTGGTACTCGCTCGTGGCTCATGGGCAATGTTGCAAGATTCTATCTTCGTGATATTATGATGAATAGAATAGCAGCCGGGTTGCGTCCTCCCGACTTGGTAATTCGCTCCCACTTTCACACTCCAATTTGGGAAACATTGCGGTACGGCGGGTTTACAAGCCACATCGTTATTACACCGTCAATGTGCATGGTGGACGATCACACATTACAGGCAGTCAGATCACCGGAAAGTGTCACGTGTGGCATGATGGCGTTCGACATTTACGACGGCAAACTGATTGATTTGTACCAGTACACGAAATCATTTAGCATGTTGCAAGAGGAAAAACTATGACAATCCGAGACGAACTTGACGAACTATTCACAGAACTCGACAAAGAAATTCTCCCGCAGTTAGAAGACGGCGACATTACCCGCAAGATGTTGGCCGAGGAAAAGCGCGTGTCTGAAAATACAATCAAGCGTATCATGAAAAAATTGGTAAAGTCAGGCGAATGGGTTGAGGTAATAAAGCGGGATAAATACGGCCCGGTTACCACTTACAGAAAGGCGGTGCATGATGAATAAAAAGGCGATGCTTGTGACAGGAGTGCTGGGGGGAGGAGGGGGAGAAAATGTTATTTTATTTGATCAGTTTACCGGAGTAGATGATACTAGCCTTGACGCCCATATAATATTACCAATTAATAAAGTATCTGCGTCATGGGTGGAAGCAAACGGTGATCTAAAGATTAAATCTGGATATTTGACAGGCGTTTCATCAACAACTTCCCCATATAGTATTGCAACCATAGACGCCGGAAGAGTAAATTATAAAATACAAGCCAAAATAAATTTAGCGGCTACTGTTTCAAATGAAAACGCCGGGGTTATTGTCAGATACGCAACCGGGCCAACGTTTTATTTGATCTGTTTTAATACTGGGTATTTTAGAATTTACGAATATGCTGCTGGGCACACAGAAAGAGCGGTTGTTGCTCATACATTTTCAAACAATACAGATTATTTACTTACAGTGATTGTCTCTGATAATAAAATAATTGCAACCGTAGACGGAGTTTCTTTGGTGTATGCCAATGCTACCAGAAACCCGTCATCAACAATTGTTGGTGCGAGAATTCAGGTATTATCACAAAAGGAAGATGACTTCAAAGTCATCTACCCCTTTCGCATGAACCAACCAATAGCTCTTGGGGATGTTTATCTTATTTTAGGTCAGTCAAACGCCGAGGGAGTTGGAACAAACAATCAAGCATATACCGGAACAGGGGCAGCTTATTTGTTTGCTAATAATTACGCAATCAGGCAAATGGCTGACCCAACAGACAGTAACAGCCAACAAGTAGATTCTGTGTCATCGGACGCCGATGCCGCTGGAAGCTATTGGCCTATACTTGCATCATATATATCGAATAACACAGGAAGGGTTGTAACGTTTATTCCATGCGCAAAAGGCGGTTCTACTATATTTCAATGGCAACCAGGCGCTAACCATGAAGATAGAACAACATTGATTGGATCGGCAATTTATAGAGCTAAATTAGTAGCATCTCTTGGCGGTAATTTGAGAGGTGCATTATGGCATCAAGGAGAGGGAGATGCCGCAAATAGTATTTCTCAAGAGGATTATAATAATTATCTTGACATTGTAGCTGATACACTGCGCTCCGATCTTGGGATACCACTTGTTCCATGCAAATTACAAAACTGCACAGGTCGAGATGAAACAAATGTAAATGCAGCAATCGCTGAGGCGTGGGTCGATAATGAAAATGTTTTACAGGGGCCTGATTTTACGGACATTACTCCTTCCGAAGATGGTTTACACTTCAAAACGGACGAAGAACAGGCCACTGCTGGATTACGATGGTGGAATGAAATTAGTATTCACTTTTATTCATAACTTCAAGACACACAATAAACCCGCCTCATCAGCGGGTTTCTCTTCCACCGTTCCTGTTGAAATCGCGATATTCTACCGATTGCGTTGAATTGTCATTCCGTGATGGTAAGTAGACACGGATTGTCTATTATCCTTCGCAACCGTCAAGATTTGTTTGACGGTTCGCGGTGATTATCTCTCGCCGGTAAACAGCCACTTGCGCCACTTTTTGAATCGGTTATCCAATTCTGTGACGGCGTTGTCCAGCAGGTTATCTGTTGGCATATCTCTATACGTCATCAGGTGTATTTCGTGCGTTTCAACATTTCCGATGGTTGCGGAGATGCGAAATATTTTGTCAAAACACGGGTGTTCATTTGGCCGTCTCTCTGTTTTTATTTCGACCGTATGGATACCGCCGCAATCCAATGCTTTGAACAGCCCGTCAGCGAATTCTTGTCGCATCGCATTGATAATGTATTCATCTGGAACGCGACCCGCTACTATTTTCTCGAGAACTAATTGCTGCATTTCTCACCTTTCTTGTGTAATTTCGTCAACCGACTGATCAATTTGCACGCCCACCACCACGGCGTTATAGCCAGGCCGACGGCCATAGCGAACCAGTACCAGCGGGCAGGCATGACGTAGCCGGGGCGGGTGTCTATCGAGTTCACAAAACGCCCACGTTCATTTCGGCTCCTGTACTCGCGTTCCGACCAACACGGTCTTTGCAAATGCACGCCTATCGTTGTCGTCGCTTTCGCCAGCAATAAGCAATTCCGTAACAAGATAATCTAGCTTATCTTCCGCTTTCTTTCTCGCCTCGACCTCTTCCGCGTACATGGCGAGGAGACGGGCGCTTAGCTTACGCGTTCGTGCGCTGCTCTTTCCCTTATCTTGATCGAAGGCGCACCATGCGGAAAATTGATTAACCAACTTCTCAAACTCGTCCAGCTTCTCAAACTCGTTCATTCTCCGCCGCCTTTCAGCGCGTTGCCGATGATGCAATCAGGAGCGTGGTGGTCAGTTTCCAAATTACCGCACGACAAGCATCCGCGAATTATTTTGTACTGTTTGTCTTGCGGATCATCATTGATCCAGTACATAGTGGAGTGTCCTGACCACTCTAGTTCCTTCAGCGCCTCGCGAAGTTTTGCGTTTTCGGCGCGGAGTTGGTCTTCGACGGTAATAATCTGGCACATAATACCGCCGCATCGTTGGCATTCGTATGATTGCGGATCGTGTTCTGTTCGTCCGCATACATCGCACTGATAATCGCCTTTCAATTCACTCATCGCATCCTCCTAATCAAAAAGCCGCCTCCAACCTATATACCGATTCTTGCTTAGGGATTCGGGCGTGTGGTTGGAAACGGCTCTTTGACTGGTATAAAAACACCCTGAAATCCCTAAGCAGTTATATTATAGCTCGCTGTAATACCTTTGTCAACTACCAATATTTAGCGCCTTATCCAGGGCGCAATCCGGCGCGTGCTTTCCTCCAGACTGCGGCATTTCGCAGATGTAGCAGCCCGGCACAAGCTCGTGCTTTTCATTGCGGACTGTATCGCACCACTCGAGCGTTTTTAGGACGGCGCGGAGTTGGTCAATTGGGGCTTGCGGCACGTTGTCGAAATCAAGCCATGATTTGTGATATGTCCACCCGCCAGACCAAGCGTCTTTGCCAATTTCTATGTAGAAATCATTGCCACATGGTAAGGCAACATTATCAACATCTATAACCGTTCCTGCAAGTTTGCTCATTTCGTCATTGAATACGAACGGAACATCCCAACCGGTTACGACCGTACCTACTGGCATATCGCGCACTTTTGCTCTCACTTCTCACCTTCCTTCCACATGGCGTACCAGCTTCTTGTTGTCCGCTTTCACGGCTTTTGCGTCCAACCCGCGGCGGTAGCAATCCACGGCGCAGGACGCGCACGACTTGCCTAGCGAGTACACCACGGCTAGGCACTCTCGCTCTGGCGTCGGCGGTTGTGTTACGGTACACAGATTCATGCTTTCCTCTCAATCTCTGTGAGCCACACCCAGGGCGAATCCTCGTATGGCATTGGATACGTATCGTTCCAGAATATTTTGAATACTTCTTTGCGCGGGTGATCAAGTGTTTTTAGATCAGCAAGATTGTCGCAATACATTCCAGCTTCTATTGCGTCGAATTCGTCAACGTCCTGCACCCGCATGACGCGAGTGTTGCCGACTACGCCGGACAAACGCGACGCCCAGCGCGGCATGATTACTGAACTAATCCACGGCGAAGCCTCTGACCCGTCCTTGTTGAATTTATATCCGCCATCTTCGTCGCACGCCATTACGTTTGGATTACTCGCTGAATACCAAACGCATGATTGATCTTCGTTGCCATCTGGCGTATAAACCAACATGCCGTTGTCGTCTCTTTTGCGCGTCCACGTCTCGCGCCCCCACCAGTCGGAACCTGGAGCGCCGAAAGGCGAATACTTTTCGATAAGTCGCGCAGTGGAAACGTCAGACCAAATTCCGTAATGCTTCGATCTGAAATACCAGTCAGAGCCGGGAACATTGGTGCATTCTCTAAATTCTGTCAGCTTCACCGGCCTGATCAACAGCACCCGCCCCTTGCCGAGCAGGGCGCGTACCTCGTGGTCGCGCAGGTTGATTGCGTTCATTCTTCCTCGACTTTCTCAAAACGGTCGGCGCTGTAGTCGCATGACATGCAAACATCATCGTGGATTACAACGCGGTTCAGCATTGGAATAACTTGGGTTACAAGATATTCTCTACCAACCGCAATATCCTCGTACCAGTATTTCTTATCCACACACCTCACCTTGTCGCCAGCTTTCAGTTCCATCGTTCACCTTCTTTCATTAGCGCATAGTCTATGTCGGAAACCGGTTCGAAATATTGAAGATGTGCGAACAGGAAAGCAATAAATTCATTTCCTCTAAATAGGCACGTGTCGTCAACAACTTCAAATAGCTCTCCTGCTTTTGCGCTCTTATCTGGATAATCTTTGATACAGACGGCCCAATGGTATTCAGTCATCGTTAACCTTCTTCTTCCTCTGGGTTTCTGTCTTGCCATTCTTTCAGGCAGTCCATTCCGCGAAGATTGCAGACGTAGGTTTCGTCCTCAACTTCTTTCATGTCGCCCAGGTCGCGGACTTCGCCGCAAATAGCGCACACCGCATGATAAATTCCGTCTGGTGGTTCGCGGGTATCCTCGATGTCTCGGTCGTTCATCGCGTCTCTCCTATGCGTGAAATATTCGCATCCCGTTAGCGGTTACTTCGTGTTGCGGATTACTACGTCAAATCCACCGTAACAACCGTTATGCTCGTTGTGCGTTTCGAGCGTAAATGTTCCCCTGCTTGTATTCACAAGCAAAAATTGTACTTCATCATGATCGCCGTATTCGTCGGGAACATCTGGCGCTTCTCTCAGTTCGCACCCCAAGAATATCGCTCCATTGAATTCTTCCGGCTTGTCGTCGGTACGAATGTAGCGACTTTCACAACACGATTGATCATCATCCCATATTTTTATACCCGTTTTGTCTGTAAACATAAGTATCAAAACGTTGTCGTCAATCTTCGCACTTTCAATTACCTTGTTGATGGCGGCTAAGTGAGCTTTAACTGTTTCTTCGTTGCCACACAAATAGTTAATCATTACTCCCATTCCTGGTTGCCCCATTTCATTCTCTCCTACCGGTGATCGGCTCCACCGGAAGAGGGTTAGATGTGTTACAGATCCATTTCTTGCTGACCGGCGTCCTTCAACGATTCCGGCCAGATGCTTAGCAATTCTTTCTTTGCCATTTCGTCAATGACATATTCGCCGCTGCCGTTGTCTGCCTTGACCGGCTTCAACCAATCCAGCAGAGCCTTGACGACAGTTCCGTCTAAATCTTTCAGGCTGTCTTTTCCGAACATATACTTGATGCACGAGTGACGGATCTTATCAGCGTCCGCATTACCAGCGAACGGAAGTTCCAACATGGACGCAAGCAATCCGATTTGTTGCGGACTTACTTCTACAACGCCATTATACGTTGCGGCTTTCTTATAAAGCAACTCGCGTAGATGTTCTGGCGTAAATGGGCGCGTCGGTTTCTCTTGGACCTGGTCCACAACTTCCGCCGGTATCGCATCCGCGCTGGCTTTTACCGCATCGATAAGCGGCGTGGGGGTGGTGGGCGGTGTGTGTACCGTTGGCTTGCTTTCTGGCCGGGGGGTGGTGGGCACGTGGTAATCTTCATCCGCAAAATCTTCCATATCCTGCGTGAAGTATTCGCTCGTTCCGGTAGCGATCAGGGTGGCTGCAACAAGTGCGCGTTTCTGCGCCATTTTAAGGATAGTATTGACGGATTCTGCTACATCTGGATTTGCAATCTGCCCGACGTCCTGCGATTCGATCAGCTTGTCGCCGTTCGCAAATTTTGCACCACAGCCACCTTTATTCTTGAAACACAACCAGCCTCCGCCGTATTCTTCCTTGCCCTTGATGATCGCTTCTGCGCCACACTTCGGGCATTTACGGCCAGACTTGCGATAACGGTATTTCTTCTCCCACGAGTTGCAGGAACCGTCAGCCGATGCGATGCGCTGATCACCGTGGAACAGAACACACTTGATGCGGTAGTAGAAGAACGGCTCTCCGTTGTGGTTCGAACCCGTCCAATCTTCCACGGTCTGTACGTCAAGGAACTCTGGCGAAAGACCGAAGAAACTGGTCATTTTCTCGGCGCCCGGCTTTAGCAGCGTTTTCTTGTCTGTGCCGGGGATGGCTCCAAAGTCAACGCCCTCGCGCAGAATACTTTTGACGAACTCGTGTTTTACGCCGTAGGCTTTCTGAATGTCAGCCAAAGCCATAACCGGCATAAGTGAGTTCTGCTGCTGGTACACTACAATTCCATTATCGTCTGTCATTTTTCATCCTCCACTATATGATCTTGCAGGATATTCCCGCAAGTTACGCAGCGCACAAACGGATCATCTTCTTCGTGCGTGATCGGACTGCCATCTTCGCCAATTCCCAACGTGACTTCGTGCGGGTCGCTGACGATCTCGGTCGTCTCGTGTTGGCAATTAGCGGTCATCGTCGTCACCCCACCCATTCGGATTGGCAACAGTTCTGGGATCGCCTGTACAGGCATCTGGTGGGTTCTCGGCCGTATCCCAACCGTTCTTGTCTATCACGGCTTGCATCTGTTCGCGGATGTTGTCGAATTGCGGGTGGCTGACCGATACAGGATCGCCGCCGATGCTGGTGTATACCGTGTCCTGGGGAGCCTTGATCTTGCGGTTATGGTTCACCTCGAACAGTAGCCACGAATCGCAACTGCCTTCGCTGGAATACATTACTTCGGCAAATGCCCGCGTCCACGGGTAGTCAGTCGTACCATGAAGATCGTCATAAATTGCCATTGGTTGCCTCCGTTACTTTTTGATAAACCAGAATGCGCCACCGATCACAATGAATCCACCCCACAGCATACGGGCGTAGTCATTTTGAAATGATCCAATGACCATGTTTGCCAATCAGTACGATCCAAGAAATGATCCGATGCTTGTGGTTAGAATTGTTTTTAGTAGTTTCATTTCCATTCCTCCGATAAATTTGATTTGCTTTATAGTAGCACGACTTGCGCGTCAAAGAAAGTGACATTCGTCTTAAGTTTCGCAGTAATTTGGCACTTGCTTGTGACAACCGAAAGTCGTAAACTGTTTATAGGTGGATGGCAGCGCGAAAACAGCTACGGCTGGCGTAAAGCGGAACCCGGCTCCACGGTGGTGGGAGTGGCCTTACTGGTTTCATCTTCGCTCCCACCACCAAAGATAATCCGCCGACTGTGGCGGACGGAAGAAGCGGTTACCCACGAAGCATCGGGAACGCCGGACGCAACCGGCACGACGATGGCGGTAAAGCAATGACCGCTTATAAGGATAACTGGCGTACACAGAAGCATTGTACGGCCGCCATCGTCCCACTAAGCAGCACAATTACTATCAAAAGCTATCAGGAGGAAAATATGCAAATTTGCCAGAGTGACACTAATCCGAATACCTGGCTTGCGGTCGTTCGCCCAGGCGAGGAGCTTGTTGTCGCGTTCGAAGGCCGTGACGGTCGCGTAGTTACAGACTTCCGCAACGGCGAAGCCAAGTGCACGACATTTGGTGACAGCCGGTTAGACATGGACGCGAACGAGATCACGACTTTCTTCAACTATCCGATTGAGGCTGAATTTCAGGAGAAGGTGACGGCATGACAGACAAATCCGCTGATCCCAGCATAGAACGATTTCCGGTCTATTTTGACGGAGCAGGCGACAAGGGAAACAAGTGGGATCAATTCGATTATGTAGTTTGGATTTCCAGGAAGGTGACGGCATGATCAACGCCAAAATTGATTATAAGAAGAACGAGAAGTTTGACAACTTATACACACCAGAACGGGCGGTAAAGCCATTATTGAACTATGTACACACCGGTTTGAAAATTTGGGAATGCTGCGATCACACCGGCGATAGCAACATATCAAAAGTGTTACGAGATTACGGGTGCGAGGTTATTACAAGTGACATTAGATCTGGCTTTGACTTCCTGACGGATACTCAAACGCAGGACTTTGACATTATCGTCACCAACCCGCCATATTCGCTCAAGGATAAATTTCTACAGCGATGCTATGAATACGGAAAACCGTTCGCGCTACTTTTGCCGCTGACCGCGCTTGAGGGTATTCAGCGGTCAAAGATGTTTCAGAAGTATGGAATATCAGTTATCGTCTTGGATCGCCGTATAGACTTCACCGGTAAGAAAGCGTGCTGGTTCAATGTTTCATGGTTTACTCATGGAATAGTTGGAGATTATCAACTTTATTTTGAAGAGGTATTCGCATGAAAGTGCTCGTTGCGTGTGAGTACTCTGGAATCGTTCGTGACGCCTTTATCGCGCATGGTCACGACGCTATGAGTTGCGACCTGCTGCCAACGGAGCGACCCGGCCCACATTACCAGGGTGACGTAATGGACATTATCAACGACGGATGGGATCTGATGATCGGACATCCGCCATGCACGTATTTGAGTTACGCCGGCATAGCACACTGGAACAAACCCGGCAGACTACAGAAACGCCTTGATGCCTTGAATTTCTTCGCAATGTTGTGGTTGGCTCCAATAGATAAAATCTGTCTTGAGAATCCGAAAGGATGTGCAAGCCCGACAATCGCAAAATATACGCAGGAAATCCAACCATATTATTTTGGTGATAGACAATTCAAAACTACCTGGCTATGGTTGAAAAATTTACCGCCATTGGTTCATTCTCGATGCGATACATTTTTCGAAACTCAAACGCACACAGAGAGGCCGGAACCAATATCCGTTGATGATACCGAACGGAAGAAAAAGAGATATTTCACGGATGCTCATACGCGCGATCCATACGAACGCGCAAAGACCTTCCCCGGAATCGCGGAAGCAATGGCGTCTCAATGGTCGCTGCTATGAAATTCACCCGATCCCGCACGACGTGGCCTGAGTACGCGCTATACGCCATGATAATTATTTACGTGATTTTTACGGCAGTTTCTATCATTTTCGGATAAGGTGTGCTATACTGTAAACGTCACAGGAAGTAGTTTTTTTATCAGCCAATAACCTAATGAATTACTCCCGCGCGAACTGCTTTCCTGTGACAAGAAAAGTTGCTGACGCCGGGAGTTTTCTTATCTAAGGATCATTATGACAGCAAAGCTAATGCAAGGTGACTGCTTACAAGTTTTGAGGACGCTTGATGATAAATCAGTAAACTGTATCGTCACATCACCGCCATACTACGGACTACGCGATTATGGTGTAGCTGGCCAGATCGGACTAGAACCTACACCCGATGAGTACACCGCGAAGCTCGTAGAGGTATTTCACGAGGCAAGGCGGGTACTGCGCTACACCGGTACACTCTGGTTAAATTTGGGCGATAGTTATGCTGGTTCGTCTGGGTCAAAAAATGGCAATCTAAAGCCCAAAGACCTTATTGGCATTCCCTGGCGCGTGGCATTCGCATTACAGGCGGATGGTTTTTATCTGCGCTCTGACATTATTTGGGCGAAACCTAATCCAATGCCGGAAAGCGTAACCGACCGCCCTACAAAAAGCCATGAGTATATTTTCTTGCTGTCAAAATCGGAGCGGTATTACTACGACAACGAAGCGATAAAAGAGCCGTGCGTTTGGTCCTCAGTTGAACGTCTCGGACAGAATATCGAAAAACAAAATGGATCGTCGCGTGTTCCAGGTAAATCCAACGGGAATATGAAAGCCGTTTGTTCTGGCAAAGATTGGAATCCGTCAATGGCGGGCGGTGCGGTTGGAATAGAAAACCGAAAACATCTACCGTATCCGATGGCAAATAAGCGCGACGTATGGACTGTAACCACAAAGCCGTATAAAGAAGCACACTTTGCAACATTTCCGCCAGATCTGATTGAGCCGTGTATTCTGGCAGGTTGTCCGGTTGGCGGAACCGTGCTCGACCCATTCAATGGGTCCGGAACGACGGGGGCAGTATCCATCAAACATCACCGGAATTACATTGGGATTGAACTTAACGAAAAGTACATAAAGTTATCAGAACGAAGATTCGGCAAAGTACAGCCAACGCTAGTCGAGGTGGAATAATGGCCGGTTATCGCCAGGTTCACACGCAGTTTTGGAAAGACGAATACATTATCGAACTTGAACCGCTTGAGCGATATTTGTATCTATACTTCTTCACGAATGAGTTATCATCAATATCCGGAATATACAAACTTCCTCTCAAGGTTATCGTCAATGAAACCGGATTAGAAAAAGTATTTGTGCAGGAAGCCATAGCCAAGTTTCAGAATGATAAAAAGATAGCTTACGGCGATTCGGTGGTGTGGGTTGTGAACATGGAAAAGTATCACCACAACGCCAGCGACCGGACGCAAAAGAAAGTGACGGCGGACGTTGATCTTATCTCTGATTGTGGCGTAAAGAGGATGTATCTATACCATAAAGAAACCGGAATATACAGTATCGATACAGTATCTATACCATGCACACAAAGAGAAAGCAAAAAAGAAATCGAAAGCGAAAAACCATCGCCTGACGGCGAGAAAGTGGAGGATGATTTGAGAACAGCAGACGATATTCGCAGAGGCATTGCAGAACGAGCAGCAGCTAAAGCACAGGCCGATCAATTCAAGCCTGCTCAGGTTGCGGACGTATTCGAGAAATGGCCGGTGGACGTTATCGACTTCTGCCGCGAGTTCTCGCGCATCCGCGGGATCAAGCCAACTGTGTCACAGAAAACAGATTGGATACAGGGTGCGCGTGAGTGCATCGGGCTGAATATGCGACCGCCGGATATAAACGGTGTGGTGCACTGGATGGTAGACAAAGAGCGCGATTGTCCGCGCCCAGGATCGCTAATCAAAGCGTGGCAGGAAATATCAGCGAAAAAGCCAGCGCAACCGGCACAACAAGAACGACCGGTACAAAGGAGAGCGTGAGATGGGCGAAAAAACTGGAATTGCATGGACAGATCACAGCTTCAATCCGTGGGTTGGATGTACTAAAGTATCAGCCGGATGCGCGAATTGCTACGCAGAACGAGAAAACGCCCGTTTTGGGTGGAATAAGAACGGTTGGGGCGATAACGCTCCACGCATCCGCACGAGTGAAAACAACTGGAAGCAGCCTATCAAATGGGCGAAGCAAGCGGTCAAGGATGGTGTTACCCGGCGCGTGTTCTGCGCGAGCCTGGCAGACGTGTTTGATCCGCTCGTACCGGCAGAGTGGCGCACCGATCTGTGGAGCCTGATGCTGGAGTGTGGCGAATGGCATGGCGGCCTCGAATGGCTGATCCTGACAAAGCGGCCAGAGAACATATTCCAGATGTTGCCGCTGAATTGGCAAGCGGAACCGCCTGATTACGTGCGTATTGGCGTGACGGTTGAAAATAAATACTCGCTAAAGCGTGTAGATAAACTATTGTCAGTTTGGCAAGGAAAGAACTTTGTAAGCTACGAGCCAGCGCTTGCGCGTGTTGATTTTAGTTATCACCTAGACGGTTGCCCAGTAAGTGATAAGGTTTCAGATTTTGGTTCCAGCCACGACTATATTATGGTCCCTACAACCAATCAAATCGGCTGGATGATCTGTGGTTGCGAAAGCGGCCCAGGCGCTCGACCGATGAATCCTGATTGGGCGCGATCCGTTCTGGATAAGTGTATCGCCGCCGATGTTCCTTTCCTGCTAAAACAAATGGTCATTGACGGTAAACTTGTACGAGAGCCAGAGCTTGACGGCAAACAGTGGTTACAATTTCCAAAGGAGAGCGTGAGATGAAAGTAAAAATTTTGCACACGGATTATCCGGACACGATAAAAATCGGCGATATTAAAGATGCGGTAAGCGATGGTGTCAAATTTTTGGTAGACCACGTTTATTCTAATGGTGGTAGAAATGTTCTCATGTTTAATCCGGACGAAGTAGAAGTTTTGTCAGATCAGCAACCCGACCCGCAGCCAGAACCGGCGCAGTCAGACTGGATGGCGGTGAGCGAATGTCACTATGTAAATTTAGTCTCGAAGCTGACCGTGTGGTTTGGCGAAAGACGGCTTTTATGCGACGACGGCGGTTCGAAGTTGACACACATTTGCGAGATTTATTCAGATCCAGACGTCACTACTTGCAATACGTGCGCTACCGGCACCTACGCCGACGCATGGGCGAAACTTGTGGGCCACACATGGGAGGTGAAATAATGGCTATAAGTTTTGACGGAATACCGTGTCCTAAGTGCGGCCGCAAAGGATTGCATTTGCGAGCACATCCACACGCCACTGGTTTCCACGATGTTACAAAGGCAGAGTGTCGTTTTTGCCATGAGATATTTAACAATAACGACACTATGGATCAATACGTGCACAAGGTTCGCCTGGATGATTGCAACAAAATGGAGGTGAAATGATGGAACCGAAAGAAATGGGTAGCAAGCAATTAGTGTTTGAGTTTAGAGAGGCTTGTTATGGGCTTGACATAACAGAGGATAAAAACATCGAAACCGAACTCCTCTTGCGCCTATCCGAACGCGACGCGCTGAATGCAGAAAACGCCGCGCTGAAAGAGGCTGCGCGGTGGATCGACATTGAGGATACGTTGCCGGAATTAGGTCAAGAAGTCTTGGCGTATGGTGAATACGGAATTGATATTTATTTATTCGATGTTGAACATGGAATATATGGTCTTCCGGGGCACTTTATTAAGGGAGATTGCTGCTACTGTGATGATCTTGCATACTGGATGCCTTTACCGCAACCGCCGGAGGTGACGAAATGAAAGCTCGATACATTGGCAATCCTAATCTGACCGTTGGCAAGGTGTACGAGGTCAATGTTGATCCAGACAACAAATACCTATACGATTTACTTCCAGACGGCGAAGGTAATTGTTTGACGTGTGTCTCAATGGATCACTTCGAGATAATTCCAGAGGAGCCAGAATATCACTGGTGCGTGTGCGTCAGCGATGTAATTATTCTTCCTCAAAACTACAAATATAAAAAAGGCGATGTATTAGAAATAAAATATCCAACTAGCGGTTTTCCGTATATTTACGACGAAAAAGCCAATAGCAAATATGGCAATGGTTCTGGCGTGGTATGTTTTATAAACAGCGAGATTTGCAGAAATAGATTCCGTCTCCTGACCGATGCGGAGTACGCCGAACTTGCCGCGCAACCTGACGAATGGATGGTGTAGCAAAGCGCAAACTTAAGACGAATGTCACTATACTTTGTCGGCGATAGTCGTCATAATTAAAGTAAATCGGAGGATAAAATGAGCGAAGAATTGAAACCATGTCCGTTTTGCAACGATGCATTATCTGTAGACTGTGTATGCGAGGGAACCGACTTGATGGCTATGTCGAGAGAGGCATGGAACACTCGCCCTATTGAAGATGCCTTATCCGCACAAGTTGCAGAACTGACCGCGAAGGTCGAGCGCATGACGGCGCTGCTGAAACGGTTGGAGTGGAATGGAGATCCCTGGATTGATGACTACTGTTACGTGTGCCACAAGCTGAAATCGTTCGGGCATACCGATGAATGCGAACTCGGAAAGGAACTGAGGCCGTGACCGACCCCATCCTGCCGCATAACCGCGAGGCCGAAGAATCGCTGCTCGGGTCGATATTGATCGCGCCGGAGAAGATGTCCGAGGTTGTCAATGTTGTATCAGCGGACGACTTTTTCATTCACAGCAACCGGTACGTTTGGGAATCGTTCTTGCGGCTAAACGACAAGCGGATAAACATTGACATCGTTACCGTCTCAAGCGACATGCAGAACAACGGTAAGCTGATGGAATGCGGCGGTCAATCGTACATAACGATGCTTTCAAATCGCGTCCCATCAGCTCTGAATGCGGACGAATATGCTGGTATAGTGGCTGGTGACGGAATGCGGCGCCGGGTGATTGCAGCTCTTGGCGAAGCGGCTCGGAAAGCCTACGATCTCACGAACGAATTTGACACCGGAGAGTTAATGACCGAGTTGTCACAGATGCAAAAGGTAACATCGCGCCGGACGTTGCGGGAGAACGTCGAGGAGTGGGAAAAGCAATACGCAGAATGGATACTCAACCCGCGTGAAATCTCAGGCATATCGACCGGGCTAACTAACCTTGATGCAATGACCGAGGGATTAGAGATTGGTACATCCACCCTGCTCGTTGGGATGCCAGGATTGGGTAAATCAACTCTTGCGGATCAAATAGCGTTCAGTATGGCAGGCAGGGGCATTCAATCAATAATCTACACCCTGGAAATATCAGATGTAATGATCCTGAACCGGTATATTAGTTTGAAGTCGGGCGTCAAGGCATTTTACATCAAACGCGGTCAGGTAAGCTATGATGAACAGGTCAAGATAGAACAGGTCAAGAATGAATTCCTTGAAGGTAAATATGCACTGGCTATCGTTCCTGATCCAAAACTTACGACACAGAAAATACGCTCCGATATTCTACGGCGTAGGATGGACGGTGAGGATGTAAAATTTATCGTAGTGGATTACAGCAAGAAACTGCGCGATCCTTCCTTGCGAGGCGAAGAAGAACTCGACCGCCAGGCGCGGGCAATAAATAATATCGTTATCATCGCACAGGAATTGAAGGTAGCGGCACTCATTGTCCACACGCTGAACAAAAATAAAGACGTTGCCGGGCGCATGGACGCGCAGTATGATCCAGACAACATCCTGATTATGACATCCGCCGGCGACGATCCACGAGATAAAAGCCGGGTAAAATTGGAGGCAGAAAAACTGCGAGACGTATCTACCGCTACTTTTTGCGCGTATCTGAAACACGATCCAGACTTCCCGTTTTTTCACGAGGACGAGGCGAAGTCATCCGGTGTCGAGCAGACGCGGCAGATATTGGGCAGGACGTACCAACCAGAGATGGAGGATTGACGAATGAAATTGCTTATAGGAATGCTCGGTATTGTTGTCATCGTTGCCGCGTTTTGGCTGTGGTCAATGGGTCGAATGGCCGCGCGTGGAGATGAGATGAATCGCAAGATACAAGATCAGCTTGACATGGAGCGCGAGGAAGATCCCTACTACGTGGAGATAAAAGACGATGAGAGCTAAACGCAAGGATGGAAACCAGCGAGACATCGAAGAGGCGCTGACCAAAGCCGGGTACTACTGGTTTGACACGCACGATCTTGGCAATGGCTTTCCAGATATGGTGGCGGTCAGTAAGTCGTGCGTCACCGTCCTATTCGAGGTGAAGATGCCTGGAGAAAAACTGACACCGGCGGAAATACGCTTCTTTGAAAATTTTACCGGTGCGCTTTATATCGTAAATTGCGCAGATCAAGCACTAAAAATACTATCAAAGTATGACGCCGGTGTGGTTTACAACACACTTGCAGATGCGTTCGGAATATAACGGAGTAGCCATGATTGCCACATCGAAATTTGAAGAAGATTACGCGGATGTCGTAGAGGTGCGCAGAGGGAATGACCCGCTTGATGTTGATTTTTCGTGCGCAACTTTTGAAATTGTACGCGACGTGTTGTCTCAGGACGACGGCGGCTTTCGGCCAGGGTCGCGGTTCAAAAAGGATCACATGCGCCGGATGCTTATGGACAAATCAATTGACCCACGGGCCATGGTCAGGAACCTAAGAACGGGCGAGGTAAAACAGGTAGTACAATTCAAGCTGACAACGCCAGACCGCAACTATGACAAGAAAAAAATAGCTGACGAAGAAATACCAAAGATGCAGGCGCTATTCAGGAGCGGATTTACTCAGGCAAGAATTGCGCGGATGTACGGGATCAGTTCCGCGCAAACCAGCAGAATCATAAACGGAAAAAGAGGAGCATCATGTATCAGCAATTAATTTTAGTAGGAAATTTGGGCAAAGACCCGCAAATGTCTTACACTCCATCCGGCCAGGCCGTCACATCGTTTTCTATGGCAACCAGCCGCAAGTACACGAAGGATAACTCGACTGTAGAAGAGACTACATGGTTTCGCGTGTCAGTATGGGGCAAACAGGCCGAGGCGTGCAATACCTACCTGCGCAAGGGCAGTAAGGTGCTGGTAGAAGGACGCCTGCAAGCTGACCCCGCTACTCACGGCCCGCGCACGTTCACGAGGAAGGATGGAACTACCGGAGCTACATTCGAGGTGACGGCGGAAACGGTGCGGTTCCTGGATTCGAAGTTGTCGGGAGAGACACAGGCGCAGGTTACGGCTGGCGACGATGAGATTCCATTCTGATAGTTGACAAGTAGCGAACAGTCGCTATAATGAAATTATGTATGCTAGTTTCATCACCAGCGCCCTGGCTCGGTAAACAGGTAAAAATTGCGACAGGGTAATGTCTTCGGGAACACGAGGCTAACCGAAGAACAAGCCTCATTAGCTCAACGGACAGAGCGAATCGGTTCTAACGATAGTGTTGGTGGTTCGAATCCACTATGAGGCTCATGCCACATTAGCTCATCTGGTAGAGCGGAGATTTTGTAAATCTATGGTGGATTGTTCGAGACAATCATGTGGCTCACGCCGTGGTGCAAGTAGCACAGCCTATACGGTAGGCGGATGAGCGTTTGAATCGCTCAGGCTAATGAACATATCGAAAATTGAACAGTTGATCGGCGGCGTGGACGGGGACACGCGGATAGGCCCTCAAAATTACGCTTGCTTTGGTCTACTGCGATCCAGAGGGACAGCAAACCAATAAACCGGGTTCAAACCCCGGCCGATCAAATAGAATATAATGCCGAAGCTATGAAGCGCGTAGTCGCGTGGAGCACGGCTTATAGATTAGGCTGGTTACGTGGAGCGCGTTGGTATGCCGTTCAATCCGGTTCGCCATGGTAGCAGTGACCTGAGCCAGCCTTCCATGCGGGTGGAAGGTAAGATATCTTACCAGACCCATAATCTGGAATAACACAGTCTGATTCTGTGACCCGCAACATTACTGGCGAAGCCTCTACTCGACTCTGAGAACGGCTCAACTGTCGCCAGTCGTACAGTAAAACAGCTTTCCAGTTGATCGCGGAAGGCTGTTTTATTTTTGCAATATGATGCAACAACTTATCAACTTTGTTTACTTCTCGCAACGCAATGTAAACTAAGTAGCCACTTTTGTATACTTTCGTGGATTTGCTACTTGTAATGCAGTGTGTTGCGTGATACAATCCTCGTAGAGCGCATGGGCGCATAATCTAATTTAATCCATTGGAGGGTATATGACTGATTTTGTTCTAACTCCTGAATTACTCGCGGCTATCGTCGGTATCGTATTGTCTCTTGCATTCTCGTACATCCCTAATCTGAATACGGCTTTTGCCGGGCTTACCGCCGAAGTCAAGCGCCTTGTTATGGCCGGGCTATTGCTTGCTGTGGCCGGAATGGTAATGGCTCTCGGATGCTACGGGATCTTGTCGTCGGGGATTGCGTGCGACCAAGGCGGCGCTATCCAGCTCGTGTCTATTTTTATTTCAGCGATGATCGCCAACCAGGGCGCATACGCACTGACCCCTCAGACTCAAGCTGTAAAAGATGCGAAGTAAACTATGGCGGGCATATCAGAACGCTCCGCAGCAGAACGTGTAACAAATGCCGATTTAGCCCTTCTTTTGGGGGGGATTGACACGCGCCTCACAGTTATCGAAGGGACGACCGGCCGGCTTGACAAAGCTATCAACGGCAACGGAAAGCCGGGCTTATTGGAAGATTACAGATGCTTACAGGTTGACTTCAATAATCACATCAAAGAGGCAAAAGATCAAAAGGAACGCGCAGACGCTGATAAAAAGACCGCCATTGACAAAAGGGAGAAATTCTCTGCCAGGACTTGGGCGATTGTAATGGCGGTTATCGGCGCGTTCATCACGCAGACGGTCGGCCTCGTAATACTGTTTATCAGGACTGGTGCAATCAAGTGAGCGAATCTATTACATGGACTAACTGCCAGGTAAGACTTGGCGAACTCAAAGAATGGGAAGGCAACCCGGCCGAGATTGGCAAAGAAGCAGCCGGTCGCCTTGTTGAATCATTCAATGAGTTCGGGCAGGTCCAGGCGCTGGCGATCGATCCTGATAACCGGCTGATAGATGGACACCAGCGATTATCCGTATGGCTGCATAAATTCGGCGCTGATATGCTCGTGGATTGCCGCCAGTCATCTCGTTTGCTTACCGACAAGGAACGCCAGAAGATAGCAGTATACCTGCGCTCCGCCGCGGTCGGTCGATACAATTGGGATATTATTGCAAATTGGGATACCGGCGATCTGAAGGAATGGGGATTTGATAGCCATACCCTGGATGATTGGAATACAGATGTTCGTGCGCTGTCGAATTTCTTGGAAAGTAGCAAGCCAGATCAGGCAGACGCAGAACCGCAAATTGACCGCGCCGCTGAACTCAATGAGAAGTGGCAGGTAAAGACTGGCGACTTATGGCAGATAGGCGAACACCGGTTATTGTGTGGGGATTCGACTGTTTTGAGCGACGTTGAAAAATTAATATTCGGAAATAAAGTATTCGTATTTAGCGATCCCACTTATGGAATTGACGTTGTTTCTGGATCAAAGGTTGGTGGAGCCGCCTCCACCAAATTCGGCAAAGTTGGGGTGGAAAATTGGGTAGATTCACATGAGTATCCAGAGATTATCGGTGATGATAGCACGGATACGGCGCGTAATTTCTATGCTGTTTGTACCTCATTGAGAATAACTGATTTTATTCTATGGGGCGGAAATTACTTCACTGATTTTCTTAGTCCGTCTCGTTGTTGGCTGGTGTGGGATAAGCAAAACACTGGGAACTTCGCCGATGTTGAATTGGCGTGGACTTCATTCGATAAAAGCGCAAAGAAATACGAGTGGTTATGGAATGGGCTAAGCAGAGAAGGTAATAGGAAAGACGAGCTGACTAGCCGTGTTCATCCTACCCAAAAACCCGTTGGACTTACTCAAGAAATAATGAATGACTTTCCAGCCGATATTTATTATGATGGCTTTCTCGGTAGCGGTTCTTTTATGGTTGCCGCTCACAATGTAGGCAAGAAGATGTATGGCATTGAAAAAAGCGTTGACTACTGCGCTGTCATACTCGAACGCATGGCGACTGCGTTTCCAGAATTAGAAATCACAAAGATACTGTGAATTAACAGAGATAAAAATGGCAAACCCAAGTTCACTCAAACCATTCGTAAAAGGCGACCCTCGCATAAATCGCAAGGGGCGCCCTAAGACGTTTGACGCGCTTCGGGAACTGGCTCAGTCTATTGCGCACGAAGAAGCACAGAATGCCGGAAAGCCTATTGTCCTGAATGGACACGTGGTGACGGTTACAGAAGCTATCCTGCGCTCATGGGCGTCAAGCAAAGATCCACGGCTGCAACAGGCTTTTGTTTCGTACGCGTTCGGGAAGCCGAAAGATGAAATAGATGCATACGTTCACGGTCAATTGACGTGGGGAGAATTTATCAAGGGGAACAATGACACTCCCAACCCCTAAAGAAGTTCTGTTTGACCCAGAGAAGTTTTCTGAACACTTCTTGTATATTCTTGACAAGGATAAGAGCTTAGTACACTTCCGATGGAACCGGGCGCAGCGCCATTTTTCATCACATCGAACCGGTCGGGATCTGATATTGAAAGCGCGACAACTTGGATTTAGCACACTTGTTCAGGGCGAAATGTTCCGGAGAGAAGTAACGTCAACCAGGGCGGCAATGACACTGGCGCACGATGACGAGACAACGCAGAAGCTGCGCCGCATGGCTGACCGGTTTTGGGAAAACTGTAAATTTGGTAACGTGCAACCACTGCGAAAGTATAGCAACGCTACGCTGACGACATACCCTGAATTCGACAGCGAGGCAACTATTGCAACTGCCGGGAATAAAGAGGCCGGGCGCGGTGGAACTTACACAGACTTTCACGGTAGCGAGGTTGCGTTCTGGAAAGATGCCGAGAAGTTGGTAGCTGGGGCAATGCAAGGCGGTAGCCCTGATGTCGTGCTAGAATCCACTCCGAATGGTACGCAAGGCTGGTTCTACGAAAAGTGCATGGAGGCGCTTGACGGTAACAGTATCTGGACGCTGCATTTTTACCCGTGGTGGTGGGATGATGGTTACAGAACGGCATTAGAACCGGGCGAAGAAATACAGTACACCGATGAAGAAAGCGTACTAGTAAAAAAGCATAACTTGCAACCCGATCAAATCAAGTGGCGCAGGAACAAGAGACGGGAACTCGGGCGATTGTTTATTCAGGAATACCCCGAAGATCCCCGCACTTGTTTTCTCACTTCTGGCAATAGTTATTTTGGTGACTTGTCCATTCCGCTTGAGGACGTATTCACGGCTCCGCTTGATGCAACCTATCAGGAAGGGCACCAATACCGCGCCGGGTTAGACTTTGGAAAGCAGCAAGATTATCTTTCATTATCCGTGTTTGACTTTACAGACCGCGTACAGGTGGACTTGTTGCACATCAATCAATTAGCGTGGGGAGAAATGCGGCGGCGCTGTCACGAGAAGTATAATCAATGGCAATTGCCGTACATTGTGGCAGAATCAAACTCAATGGGCGATACCAACATTGAGGCAATGATTGAAATGGGAATGAGCATATTTCCATTCAACACCACGAATGAAAGCAAGGCGCTTGTTTGCCAGAACCTACATGAAGGATTGGACACAGGATTCAAATTGCAACCATACGAAGTACAGCGGCACGAATTCCAAACATTTGTAAGTACTCAATTACCGTCCGGATTGTGGCGATACGCAGCCGAAGGAACTGGGCATGACGATACCGTTATCAGCGGAGCGCTGGCTTATGATGCGCCGAATCACAATCCGTGGCTATTTATGTAAAGGTGAAACCATGAGCAAACGAGACTATAAACTGATCAAGATCGACGGAGAAAAAGCAGTTACCCTGTGGGGTGATGAAGGCTGGGTAACGAGCGACCAGCAGCCGAACCGTGATAGCGCCACATTCCTGGCTGGGCGCGTTGCTATCGTATTCAGGGCAATGGATGTGCGTGCAAATGCCGTAGCCTCCATCCCATTTGACATCATCCGCATGTCTGATGGCAGCGTGTATGACACGTCGACCGACTACAAAAACCAACTGGGCTTTCTTCCAAACCCCGGCGAGCTGTTCAAGAAATTGGAAATGTCGCTCACCCTGTACGGAAAAGCATACATCTATGACAGCGAGAACGCTCGCAACTATCCTGGCGTGTTCCGCTACATTCTGCCGACCACCACCACCTACGACGCGCAAAAGGATTTATTTACTCGCAGGGTTGAAGCAACTGGTGGGGCGTCGCTTGACAAGCCGTACCAGCCGGCCGCCATGCGCGACGGCAAACTGACGAAGGGCGAGAAAATCGTTTTTGTGTGGCAACCCGATCCAGACGTTGAACACGGTCCGCCGATGAAGTCACCAGGTGGAGCCGCGCTTGCTGCCATGGGCGTACTGTTCAATCTGGATTACTCGGTTGCGCGTTTCTTCAAAAACGGTATGCTTCACACGCAGGTATTTGCCGTCAAGGGCGGTATGTCGCCAGAGCAAAAGGGCGAATTTGAAGAGCGAATGAACACGCTCCGCGGCGTGTGGAATTCTTTCAAGGGCCTGTTCATCAACGCTGAAGAATTTAAACCGGTTGATCTTGGCGGAGGCATCGAAGAACTCGAGAACGTTCCGCTTACAAAAGACAAGCGCGAGGATGTGGCAATTGCTCTTGGCGTTCCGATGACGAAGCTGTTTACCGAATCCGCCGCAGGTCTCGGCGGCGCGGGCGTGTCGTCTGGTGATGACCGTCGCCTGATCAGTGATACTGCCCTGCCAGAGTTCCGCCTGATCTGCCAGGAACTAAATCGGCAGGTGTTTGGGCCGCTTGGTTTCCGAATTATTGATCGTCATGAAACAATGGAGGTGTTTCAGGAGAACAAGCAGACCGTTGCGACGTCGCTTTCATCGCTGACAACCGCGTTCCAGACCGCGCCAGAAATGGCCATCATCCTTGCCCGTCATCTTGGCATGAAGCTATCTGAGGACGACGAGCAGAAGCTGATTGAGATTGCAACACGCAAGGCAGAGCAGAAACCAGATGAACCGCAGCCTGAACCTATTATTGACGACAACCAAGACGACAAAGATCCGCGCGCGCTGCAGATGCAAGACGATTTGGCAAAGTTCCGACGCAAGGCCATGAAATCGCCCGGTAAAGTTGTGAAATTTGAGAGCGAGAACGTTCCGCAGGAAATGATAGCATCCATCATGTGTGAACTCGGTCAATGCAAAACCGAGGACGATGTCAAAAGCGTGTTTGACCGGCAGACAAGCCAGTCAGCTCAGCAGCCTATCGACGTAACCGAAGCGCACAGGCTGACAGAAGCATTGAACCGGGCGAATAGTTTGCTTGAGCGGGTGATGGCATGAACTATGACGCTGCCTGGCTGATTGCTCGTGAGACACACAAGCGCGCCATGTTGTCGTATGTCGCTGCCGGTGGCGTGAAAAGCATCAACCAGTTTGACCGGCAGTTGTGGACGACAGCCCGCGCATTCTTCACGGATGAGATTGATGCGTTTGGGTTTATCGATGCCTATACGGCTGCCATAGATAACCAGCTCACCCGCGCATGGAACGATGGGGCGCGCGAGGTTGGCGTGGACCCGCGCGAGTTCGAGGATATTGACCTCTCCAAATTACAGCTACTTATCCAGAATGAGAACGAGCATATCCTCGACCTAGCTCAGGCCATAGAGGACGCTCGCAACTCTGGTATGACAGATGCGGAATTTCGTGGAGAGTTTCGCGCCCGCATCGATCTGTGGGTCAATCGCTATAACGAAGTGGCAAACGACGCTCGTATTTATTTCGGCGGGCGCGAGAAATTAGAATGGATACTTGGCGCGACAGAACAGCATTGCATCACATGTGCGCGCCTGTCTGGAATTGTAGCCTATGCGTCAGAATGGGAAACGTCGGGTATCAAGCCGCAGAACCCGCCTAACCCTATTCTGGAATGTGGCGGCTGGCGTTGTGATTGTCAGCTTGCACCGACCACCAGGCGAAAGACGCCTGACGCGCTGGGCCGCCTGCTGGATATTGCGGCATCAATGAATTTATGAAGGAGCCCAACTATGCCTAAAGAAGAAATCGTATCAACCATGATTAGCGAGGCCATCAGCGTAACCGTCGCTGACAGCGGAACCGAATCAACTGTCGGCGCAATCGGCGGAATGACATTTCTCGGATTTACGCCTGACGCTGCCTGGGACACGCAGAATGTGACGTTCCAGAAGTTGGGCGCGGATGGAGCGTACCATACCATCTATGACCCTGACACCACCGCGGCGTATACAATCAGCGGCGTGGTTGCCAACGGATATTACCCAGTCAACCCGGTCTACTTCCTGGGCGTCACCAGCCTGAAACTCGTTTCTGCGTCTGCACAGTCTGGTGCAAGCGTGATCAACCTGACGCTTGTGCTGGTATAAATGAATGATCCCCGGCCCTGCCTTACTTTGTCTATTGGCGTCCGCCCCACGTTTCCGACAAGGCCGTTAGGTTATGGGGATCATCTTGCCAGCCAAAGCAACGGCGATTTGCGCCTATGACTAACACGGTTGTTCTGGCTATAATATATATAGCACGTAATCAGGTAACTTATGTTAAATGACTTTATAGCAATTGAAGCCAAAGGAATACCGGAACTTATGGCGAAGCTGAAGAAGCTGCCGCCTGAGATTGCGACCATTGGCATCAATGAGGCCAACAAGTACCTGGTTGACGTTCTGCGCTCATATCCGCCTCAGAAAAGCGTACCGCGCCGACAGGCGTATCCTCATTTGCGCACGACTTCGCCAACAGGAAAGGAAATCATCGGGTATAAATCGTGGGCGCAGTTCAAGCTCGTTATGGCGAAGGTCAACAATGGCGAGGTGCCATACACGCGTACGCAGGAATTCCGCCGCAACTGGAAGATCATCGGCGAAGGAAACGAGTCGATGATCGCGAATGAAACACCATACGGAAAGTTCCTGATGGATGACGAATTGCAATCCGGCGGAGCTCGTGCTATCGGGTGGAAAACACTCGCGCAAGTATTGCAGACCAGCGGTGGCAAGGCCGGGAATGTAGCCGTGACTCGCGCTGTGCCTAAGTGGATGTGGGATAAATTCAGCGGCGCAGTAAAGAAGGCAGCTGCAAAAATAGGATTAGATATAAAGTGAGGGATCAATGGCAAAGCAACAAGATAAATCAAATGTGTACCGTGAAGCATTGCAGAAAGTCATCGAAATGATCCAATCCGGCGTCCACGTCGAGAAGATCATAGCATTTATTCAATCTGTACTGTAAGATTAGAAGGAGAGATATTATGGCAAAAACAAAGAAAGCACCACTATGCCCGGTCGATGGAGCAGAATTATGTGAGAGCGCAAAGCGAGAGGCGCTTGAGTTGATCGGTGATCCTATCATCGTAAAAGGCAAAGATGCGCTGCTGGCCGACATCCTTGAGGACATCGTAGACATGCTTTATACCGGCGTGGATCTGACGCGCGCCAACAATGCGCTGTCAAAAATCAGGACGCTGCGAGAATGACCTGCCCCTGGTGCGCCTCAACTGATACTGCGTTCTATTCCGACGTTATCACCGCCCCGTACTTCCCCGTTGACATCCACGGAGAGTTTATAAACTGCGCCACGGTTACGCGCTACGAGAAATGCGCCGGCTGCGGACTAGTATTCCAGCCAGACCGCAAGCCTGATGCCTGGTATGACTGGTTCTATTCCAGCGGAACATACCGAGCGACGCTGGGCATCAGTCAGGAAGTAATGGACGCCGACGAATATAAGCGCGCGCTTGATCTGGTTCCGGTTGTCATGCGGCACGTAGACGAATCGAATATAAAAAAGCATCTTGATATTGGTGCATCGCGCGGGCTATTGCTGAAATACCTGAAACGTGAATTAAGATGCTTATCCAAAGGTTCCGACCCGTACACCGATTACAGCCAGGCTGAATATGACGAATTCGACACGCCCGATCTTGTATCAGCTATCCACGTTTTAGAGCATGTAACGCACCCGCGCGATGAACTGCAAAAGTGGGCTGAACTCACAAGCCGGTATCTGCTTATTGAGGTCCCGGGCGAGAAGTGCAAGGGCGGCCCGCTTCGCTTTGCTCACCTATGGTATTTTCCTCCAGAGTTGTTGCGCGCAGAAATTGAACGGCTTGGCTTCAAGATTGTTGCCAGCGAAACAGAACCAGACACGAGGATACTTGCGGAAAAATTGGGTATTGACACGCAGCCATAAAAGTGCTAATATGATTTAGAGCATGCGTTCATAGAATGCGTGTTCACACAATTTATGTGTCAGGATAAGCGCAGAGGCCGAAAGGCGCGCTAAAAGGGCACGAAGTAAATCTAATACACCAAAGGCTATGTAAAGCGGTGTGAGAGTAAATCTCACACCGCTTTTTTGTTGCCTTAACCACGAGGTGAACATGGAAGATGAACAACTGGCATTTTATGGTGGAGCGGTAAAGGCACTCGGTGACGGCAAAGTCGGCGGGTATCTCGTCCGTTTCGGTGACCCAAAAGACACCGATCTTGAGGGGGATTTCTTCTCGAAAGAAACTGATCTCGGGGTCTCGGATGCGGCAACCCTGCCAGTCTATTACCAGCACGGCCATGACGGACAAATGAAAGCGCGCCGGATTGGTAGAACCACCTGCAAGTATGATGATGTCGGTCTGTGGGCTGAAGCTCAACTCGAATTACGAGACGAATACGAGCAGATGATTTATCAACTCGCAGCCGACGGGAAATTAGGCTGGTCGTCTGGCGCGGCTGGTCACCTGGTAGAGCGCGAGCAGGTAGGCAAGGCGTACCACATCAAAACGTGGGTTATCGCAGAAGCCAGCCTGACGCCCACCCCGGCCGAACCGCGCAATAGCGCCGTACCTATCAAATCACTTTATGAAAATACCGCACAAACCGTCAGCGAAGCAGAGGCCGTGGAACCGGCGCAGAGCGACGAGCAACCGGCGGATAAACCAACCAACCAAAGCAAGGAGAACACAATGGATATTACCGAAGAGAAACTCAAGGAAATTGTTGACGGTGCGGTCACTAAGTCGCTTGATGAATTCAAGAAAACCCTACCCGCCCCTGACACCAGCGGCGTATCGGTCATTCACGACGAAGCCGATACCCCGTTCAAAAGCGCAGGTGAGCAGTTCCTGGCTGTCAAAAAGGCAACCCTATCAATGGGCCAGACCATGCACCCGCGCCTGAAAGCGTTGAACGCGAAGGCCACCGGAGCTACTGAAGGCGTGCCGAGCGAAGGCGGGTACCTGCTCGACCCTACCATCAGCGCGGAAGTTATCAAGCCGATTCACGAAACCGGCGTTTTCACCCAGTATGCCCGCAAGCTGCCGGTTGGCAACAACAGCAATTCAGGCTGGATCAACGGTGTGGATGAAACCAGTCGCGCGACCGGCTCGCGCTGGGGTGGCATTCGTGGTTATCGCCTGGCTGAAGGCGCTGCCATCACCGCAAGCAAGCCGCAGTTCAAGCGCATCAACTGGGAACTGAAAAAGTACGCCATTCTGTGCTACGCAACCGAAGAACTCATGCAGGACGCGGCCATGTTCAACGAAGTTCTGCGCGTCGGTTCAATGGAAGAAATCAATTTCATGGCGAACGACGACCTGGTGAACGGCACCGGAATCGGTGGCCCGCTGGGCGTGCTGAACAGCCCCGCTCGTATCTTTGTGGCCCGCGATACCGCCAGCAAGGTTCTGCACGTTGATCTCGTCACCATGTGGCAGCGTATGCTTCCTCGCTTCCGCAGCAACGCCGTCTGGTTCATCAACTCGGAAGTTGAGCCGCAACTGGATCAGATTTACTTCACCGGCACGACCAGCGTTCTCTCGCCGTACGTAACCTACACCCCCGAAGGCGTGATGAAGATCAAGGGCCGCCCGGTTGTGGTGACTGAATTCAACCCGGCCCTGAACGCCGCTGGCGACATCCTGCTGGCCGACTTCAGCCAGTACCTGTACTGGGATAAGACCGCTCAGGCTGCCACCTCTATGCACGTAGCTTTCACCACCGACGAGCAGGCGTTCCGCATTACATATCGCTGCGACGGCCAGACCGTTGACTCATCGCCCATCACCCCCTACAAGGGCACCAACACCCAGTCGGCTTTCGTTACGCTCGGAGCTGCCACCACCGCGGCCGCGTAACAGTGACTAACAGGCAAGCCCCGGTCAAGGCAATCGGCCGGGGCATAGACACAGAAAGGAATACACCATGATCGGAAGATTTGGACAGATCAACCAACTCGTACCAGTGCTGGCCCCGGTTGACACCGCGGCTACTGCCATCTGGACCAACCCCGTGCGAATGCGCGGTATTCATCGCGGAACCTTCGGGGTGCAGTTTGGAGTTATCACCGCAGCTTCGGCTGATCAGGCCGTCACCGTGACGCTGTACGCGGCTACGAGCGCGGCCACCACGGGCGCTACTGCAATCGCTGGTAAATATCGTCTGAGCGCGGCCGTCGGAGACACCGAAGCCCCCGGCGCTATTACAGCCTTTACGTCTGCCGGTATCAGCATCGCCACGACAGACGACGGCAAGCTGCTGCTCATTGATGTTGACCCGGCTCTCATGGCCGCGGTTTCCGATGGACAGTATGCTCTCGTGAAGATCACCCCTGATGCCGGTGGAACCGTAACCCTGGTGAGCGCGTTCTTCGAGGGCGAACCGCGCTACGCGCAGAATAGCCCGCTGGCTACTCACGCGACCTAATAAAGTTGGTTATGGCGGCTTCTCTCCCCGCCTTTACCCGATGCCGGGGCGATGACTCAAAAGATCGCCCCGGATCAAAAACGGAGAGAACAACCAAACACTTTTGGAGAGAGTGAATGAAAAAACTTGCAATTGTAGGATCTGGATTACTGACACGGGAACTTGCCCCGTTTGGCGATAACCAATTCGACATCTGGGTATTCAACGAAGCCCCCATGAGTCCCTGGTGTAAACGCTGGACAGCCTCATTTCAACTACATAACTCTGACATCTACGCGGGGCCTAATCTCAAACAGGCTGAGTACTGGAAATGGTTGCAGGCCAAACACGGCAAGCCGGTCTACATGCAGGAATATGACGAGCGTGTACCGGATTGTGTTGTTTATCCGGTAGAAGCGATCCTACAACTTACAGGAAAGCGATATCTCGGGATGTCACCGTGCTTTGCTGTCGCTCTGGCATTGCTGCAAGGCTACGAACACATCGAGATTTACGGGATTGAACTCTCGTCAACAGAATACCAGTTCGGCGCTGACAGTTGGCGGTTTTGGATCGGGTATGCAATCGGTAGATTGGGCGCTGATCATGTAATCATCAAATCGGGCCAACACTTATTCGAGACGGCGCTTTATGGCTACGATGGCGCGGCGCAATTAGACCATAAGTACTTCGAGGATCGCGCGCGCTACCTGGATAACTCATGGCTTGCAAAGGATAAAGTGTGCCGCAACTTATTCAAAAACATTGAGCGCCTGATTGAGAAGTATGAAGCCGAAAAACTGCCAGAACAGATACAGATTTACCAGGACGCGGTATTCGAGTTGGGGCAGTTAGCTGGCGCACTTGGCGAGGCAGAGAAATACTGCGATACCAACGGCTCCAATGCCGACCGCAACGAATATGAGCAATCCGCCGCGAAGATCCGCACAGAAGGCCAGGCCAAACAGGTCGAGATGGAGCGTTACGCCGGTAAGTGCGAATACGTTTGGAATGCCTGGCGGCAGTCAAAAAGTAATCCGGCGTTCCGCCAACAGGCTCAGTCACAGTTGCTCAACATGATCGTATCAATGGCGAAATCAGCGCAGGAAGCCGGTATATGTCACGGAGTTTATACCGAGAATGTTGGATACATGCAGAAGCATGACGAAATGGTACAGGCGAACGGCGGATACATGGCGCAGCATCCGATACCTTACCCGGAGATGGTAAAATGACTATTACGAATGGCTATGGCGACCTAAACACATTTATCGATCGGGCAGTGATGACAGACGCGCCTCCAACTGATTCGGCCAGAGACGCGGTTATTGAGGCAATCATCCAGGCTGTTAGCCGTCAGATCGACTCCTATTGTTTTCGCAGGTTCTTCGTAAATTCGGCCGATGAGGTGCGATACTTCACGCCTGAAAATTACAGTCTCGTTTTTACAGACGACATTCAATCCATCACCACGCTGAAAACAGACGAGGACGCCGACGGCACCTATGAGGTGACATGGGCCGCAACCGATTACAGGACATTCCCATTCAACCGCGTTGTAAATTATTCACCGATTACATACATCAAGCTGAAGCCGAACGGGAATTACGTATTCCCGATGGTAGAACAATCCACGGAGATTACCGGAAAATTTGGTTATTGCACCCTGGCAAACGTACCAGACCAGATCAAAGAAGCCTGCTACATCCAGGCTAACCGCATTTATGCTCGTCAGAAATCACCGTTCGGGATTGTTGGATCGGCTGAACTTGGAACGTTGCAAGCAATCTCAAAGCTCGATGCAGATGTGATGGAAATGATCAGGCCGTTCAGAAAGCTGGTGGTCTGATGGCTATTTACGATGTGATTACTGCCGCGCAAACGCTCGTCAAGGCCGGCGTGAGCAAGATCGGGAGCGCACCTGTGTACCCGACTTTTTCTGTGCCTGCCGACGTGCTCGTTTGTGAAGCTATGCCAACCAACGTCAGAATTTCGTCGCAGTCGTCAGGCATGAAGCTAACGTTATTTGATTTGCGGATGGAGCTTGTCAGGCCGCTCGCATCGAACCGGGAGGCAATTGGATACCTCCTTTCTACCCTTCCTGAAGCAGTCGCTGAAATCTTTCTCGACAACCCTACCATCTCAGGAACATGCAGCACGTGGGAAGGTGAGATTACAGCGCAACCAGCCACCGCAGAAATTGCCGGGATTACCGTAATCGGTTGGATCATTACCGTGCCAAACGTAAAAATCAACGGAACGCACTAACGATAGAAAGCGAGAATAACAATGGGAATCAAAAAGTTACGTAAATTGCAGATTGGTGCAGAGGGTACCGCTGGTACAGCGGTACCAGCAACCAGTGTATACCGTGCTGAGGACTGCGTGCTGGCCGACATGCGCGAGGTTGTGCATCCATCCGAGGATATCGGTATTGTCATCGGAACCGACCGCGCCTATGTGCCTTATCTATCTGGCGGACTGTCAATGTCGGCGCACCCGGCCACATTTGAGCAGACGGGTTACATTCTGTCGGCTGGTATCCAGGATTCAGCAGCCACGGCGGACGGCAGCGGATACGTGTATCTGCACACCATGCCGACCACGGCTGTGAACACGACCAAGACGTACACGCTTGAAGGTGGAGACGACCAGGAAGCCGAACGCCTGGAATACGCTTATGTCAAATCATTTAGTCTGTCTGGAAAGTCAAAAGAAGCCTTGCAGCTGTCGGCTGAGTGGGGCGGACGCCAGATCGCTCTGAACGCGTTCACGGCCACCGCCTCAATTCCGAACGTTGAAGAGATACTATTCCAGAAATGCAAACTCTACATCGACGCCGTAACCACGCACCCGGCTACAACTCAGAAGGCGCTGTCAATGCTATCGTTTGCGCTGTCTGTTAACACCGGCTGGTCAGAAAACTACACTGGAGACGGCAACCTATATTTCTCGAACCTGCGCTTTGATGGTGACGCATTCGAGATGCTGCTCGACGTAACATTCGAGCATAACTCCGTTGCTGCCGCAGAGAAGGTAGCATGGCGCGCCGGAACAGCTCGTTCAATCAAGCTGCTATGCGAAGGGTCCGCGCTGTTGACCCCTGGAACATACAGCTACAAAAGCCTGGTCGTCAATCTGCTCGGTAAGTGGGAAAAGTTCACGGAGCTGGACAGTATTGACGGGAACGATATTGTCACCGGGACACTGCGCTGCCGGTATGACCCGACCGCCGCGAGCGCAGGTTCAATAATTATTGTGAATGACCTGGCCGCGCTGGCTTAGTGAATAAAGGAGAGAAACGATGCTGAAGATCAATGAAGATATAAGGCTGGTGAACACCTCGAAGTTTTCTGTTCTATGGTCAAAAATCAGAGAGACGGGCACCATATCCCCACGCATCAACGAATTAATCCTGAAGGCAGGCATCGAAAGCGGTATCGCGGTTGGCGGAACCGTTGAAGATGTTGACGGCATGAAAACCTCAAAGGTTGTAGCACTGTCAAACGATGTGATGAAAGCATTTGTATCTGAACTAAGACCGGCGAATGACCCAAACTGATAAAGGCGGCCGCGAATTACGCTTATGGCGAATGCGAGCCGCCCGAAGAACTTGTACTTGCACTCAGGTGCAAAAAATACCATTGCCTTCCAATGAGTATTCCGCTCGTGGAACATCCTGATTGGTTGCTTGAAAGAATGAATGTCGCGGAAAACGTGTATAGCGCAATGAGTTTGTATAGAAGCACTCCACCCGGGCAAGAAGCGGAATTTGCCAAACAGTATCCAGACGCATGGAAGATTTATCAGGTCGCAAGGAATGTGATCAATGGCTAATGTCATAGAGATAGTCCTAAGAACAATAAATGAGGCGAACTCCGGTATCGAGAGCGCCACAAAAGAACTTGACGACCTCGAAAAGCAAACCAAGTCCTCTCAAAAAAGGCAGGAAGAATTTGCAAAGGGCGCGGCGCTGGCCGGGACTATTCTTGTTGGAGTTGGCGCGGCAGTCAAAGACATAACCGACACGTATGTCGAATACGCAAACCAGGTACGGGATCTGAACCAGCTTACAGGCGCACAAGCTGAAGAAGCGAGCCGGTTAATTCAAGTATCGGACGATGCGCAGGTAAGTTATGAGCAACTTTCGCGGTCGCTTGAATATGCCGTGAGAAATGGTATTGATCCGTCAGTAAAATCGCTGGCTGATTTATCCGATCAGTATCTTGCGCTTGAGCCTGGTCTGGATAGGTCATCATTCCTGATGGACACATTCGGCCGCTCTGGCATGGATATGGCGAATATTATGGAACAGGGGTCAGCCGCCATATACGAGCAATCCAACCAGATCAACACAAAACTAATCCTTGATGACAAGGCTATCGAAAAATCTGTCGAACTTGCGGCCGCCCAGGATGACCTTGAGGATAGCTTGCTTGCGGTAAAACTGGCTCTCGGAGAATACCTTGTACCTCTGCTGAAACAAGCAGCCGACGGATTTTTGCTGGTGCTTACCTATAACTACAAACTAAAAACAGCATTTGAACAACACGCGGATGAGGTCATTACAACTTCATCTAGTTATGCAGACTACAAGGCGGAAATAGAGCGAACCGCAAAAGTAGCCAATATGTATATCGACACCCAGGGCAATCTTAGGGACGGTCAAGGGCGTATATGGGAAATGAACTATCTGCTTACGGAAAGCGAATACGCGGTAGAGCAGCAGGTCAAGAAATCGACTGAAGCGATCCTGGCCGAAAACGCAGCCGTAGCAAAGCGGAAAAGTTCCAGCATTACGATTGCAACAAATTACACATCGAACCACATATCGGCGTCAGATCCAACCCGTACATATGCCCTGGCTGGTGGATACGCAGACGGTGGAGATTTCGTAGTTCCGCCAGGATACCCGAACGACAGCTATCCGCTGCGCGTTGAAAGCGGAGAGCGCGTCAGGATAACACCAGCCGGGCAGTCTGGCGGAGGCGGCGGCAATGTAACCATTGTTTACGCTCCCCAGGCATCTTTCGCTTCACAGGAAGAACTCAAGCGCAACTTGGTACCGCTTGTGCGCCAGGTAATGAGGGGCGCATGAAATACGGCAACGGAATCCTTTACGGCAGCGGTACTCTCTACGGCGCAACGGCCTATGATTACCCGCGCGTATTTTGGGCTGTCATGATCGATTGGAGCGGCAACGGAAGCTATTCAGATGAGGTCAATAACGCCCGCTACTGCAAAGGCATGACAATCGAGCGGGGGCGAGACTTCTTCTTGAATTCCGATTCTACTGGCTACGAACCTGTCGCAGAGGGAACCGCATATATCACGCTCGACAATTACGATGGCAGATACGACCCGTACAACACGCTCAGCCCGCTTTACCCGAACATTATCCCAGGGAAGCAGCTGTATATCTATGTGAAAAACGGTTCTACGGGCGTGGATTATGACCTGTACACCGGCTACATTGACGACATTCAGCCAGACACCACAAATGACACCGTAACGATCACGGCCGTGGATCTCGTGCGTCAGATGAAAGAGCAAAATATCAACGTTGCGGTCGAGACATCGATCACAATCACGAACGCGATGGAGGCCATTCTTGATGAAGCCGGAATAACCTCTTACGCCATCGACTCAGACCTGACCGCCATACCGTATTGGTGGGTGACGACTAAGACGCCATTTGATGCCGCACAGGAAATATGCGATTCCACTCTCGGAACGTTCTTTATCGCAGCCGACGGCCGGCCAAAATACTATAACCGTTCGCGGTCCGTGTCGTCTGTGATCAGCCCGACACAATCAGAACTGCTGCGCGATATTGGACTTAAACAGCCGTGGGAAATTGTCAGGAATGCAATAGAGGTAAACATCAATACGCGCGTCGTGCAGGCGTCTGGCGTGATTTGGACGCTGCGAGATAAGCCGTATGTTGCCGCGGGTGCATCCCTTGAGGTGTGGGGAAGCTACTCATATAACAACGCAGCCTGCCCGGCCGTGAATGTAGCAACTCCATCTGCAACGGCTGACTACACGATGAACACGGTCAGCGACGGCAGCGGAACGAATCTGACGGCCAACTTTTCGGTAACCATTACAGACTTCGGCGGCACCGTAAAGGTGACGATTGCAAACGGCGGAGGTACTGGCGGGTACGCGACACTCCTGCAGGTCCAGGGGCAGGCAATCACAACGCCAGACCCGACAGTCGTAAAGCGTACATCAACTGCGAGCATCGCAAAGTATAAGACCCGCAAGTTCAACCTGGACAGCGATTGGCTGCAAACTACCAGCATAGGCGAGACCGTGGCTGACGTTATCATTGATTTGCATTCCGAGGCGCGCAAATTCCCGATTATCAAAATTCAGGCGCGCCCCGAGCTACAATTTGCGGTAGATCTGTTTGACCGTATTTCGCTTGATATTGCGAAATATGGTATAACAGGCGCGTTCCGAGTTGGCAAGATTCAGCACGAGTGGCTTAGAGAGAACGGGCAGGAAGTATTGACAACCATGCATCTTGAGCCGGTAGTAAATAGCACCCCAACCAGCGGCAGCACATTGCCGTGGACATTACCAGTAACAATTTCGTGAGGATAATATGGCTGATTATGTAGAAGTTCCAGATTTCACAACCGGTGATAACGTTACGGCTGATAACCTTGACGTTTATCTTAGGGGGAATTTCAAATCTGTTTACGATGCACTGGTGGCTGGGCGACCGATCCGGTTCGATACTACCGCAAAACACCTTGAGGTATTGCCGGTTACATACGCGAAGTATGTGCTATCTGGGAACCTAACGCTCACAAAAAATGCCTACACGACTGTCAACCAGTGGACTGCCGAACATGACGCGAATGGCTGGCTTTCCGCGAATACCAATATAACGCCGGGAGCCGGAAAGTATCGAGTATCGGCACAAATCTATTTTTCTGGAATTGAAAACGGAAAAACATTTTACCCAAATCTTCAGAAGCACAGCGGCGGGGCCGACGCTCTTGTTAGTTATTACTTACAAAGAAATTCTAGCGGCGGAACAGTAGAGGCATACGGAATCTTGCCACCGGTAATTATTGAACTTGCAGCCGGGGATTATCTTTGGCTAAAGATATATAACGGGAACGCGGTATCGGACTCTGTAATGTATGCCTACGCTGACCGCAATTTCCTAAATATAGAAAAGTTATACTGATCGCTGTAAAAGCGAAGTAAAAAACGCGTAAACATTTTAGTATTGCGCCAAAATGGTATATGATTAAAGTATGAAAAGAATTATTGCAACTTCCATAATACTCTTTGCGGTCATTATCGCAGTAGCATTCGATAACAGTATCGGCGGCTTTGAGTTTTACGGGATCATATACTGCAAATCTGATACGGCTTGCGTACACGAACGAGGCCACGCGCTTGACACTAAACTCGGAATTCCGAGTTTATCCTATGAATTCAGACATGCCGTAACGGAATACACCAATAGTGCGTTACTTACCGGGCACAGAACGGAATATTCAGATACTATCATGGTATTTCCGGGCGTCAATCAGCCCAAGACAATGAACGGGTTTGCTTCACAGATACAAGGCGGTTGGGGTGGTTACACAGAATTGTATGCTACAATCTATGAGATAGCAGACGGTGATATTGACAGCATACCGGCAGAACTACAACAGTTTTACAGAGGAGACTAAATGACAGCATCATTTCCAAGTACAGTAAAATCATTTACAGATAAAGTCGATGCAGTTGATGACGTAATGGCGGCTGATGTCAATTCGGCATATGCTGAAATAACGGCAGTTGAGACTGAATTATTGTCGCTTACTACCATCGGCGCGACCTCGGCCGCGGTCACAGCGGGAACAGCAACGAATAAGGCTATCACGCCAAAGTCGTTGGCAGATGCTGGGATAACTGCAATATCTGCTGCAAGCACTACTTCTCAGGGCATCATAGAAATAGCTACTAACGCGGAAGCAATTGCGATGGCTGATACCGAACGAGCCGTTACCCCAGAAAATCTCAAATATGCTTACAAAGTTCCAATTATGGGTAACTCAGGTGGCGCAACCATCGCTGGTGGACAGACGAGATATTGTGGGGTGGGCGCAATAAACGCCACAGAATCGTATGTTTATGTCCCTGTTCCATTCGCGTGCGTAATCCGCAATCTATATGTTTATTCGGACGGTTCTCCTGGCGCAGGGCAAACATACACGGCCACGCTCAGGAAAACGATAGCAAACACCGCTATTACCTGCCAAATCGTAGCAGGGTCAAATGCCGCGAACGATACAACACATAGCGTTTCGTTCAACGCCGGGGATAGATGGGCTATTATGATTGTTTCAAGCGCTACCGCCGTCACAA